GGATAATCCCGCCGACAGGCACATGGCAGCTTCAATGGCTTGCCCAGACTGGGCTTGATCCGCATCTTTGCGAACGCCGCCACGGGTCAGGGTTGGTCGCTGGGCTCGGAGGACTTCGAGTTCGGTTTGATTGGTATCCCACCCCTCGGCGATGGCACTGGCTTCGATCTCGTCATGCTTACCTGCGCAGATGCGTCGAACGGCCGAGATGCGTGTAGTTTCGGCGGCTGTCTCGGCCCGGATGCGGGTAATGACATCCGTGTCACCACCCGCACCATCGCCGCCGTCGGCATCCTTGCCGGTCGGAGCGGTCTGTTCGGCCTCGAACATGGCCTGAAGATTGGTCGTCTGTGTTTCGTTCAGCGTGTCAGGATCGAATCCCTTTGCCTCGAGCCATTTGGTGAATGTCATGTCGTCCTCCTTGACGATGTGCTGTTGGTTTGTGCGAGATGCGGCGACACTCGCGCTCGTGTTGTCGTCTGCACCGAGTGCGACGAAGCTCACTTCGCCAAGCATTGATTTGCGTGCGATATGAACCGGACCGACGAACTCGCGTCCGTTAGCCATTGCCTTCTTGCCCTTTGGTACGAACTCCATCTGTCCAGACACCGCGCCGAGCGATGCCTGCCAGGGGAATCCGTTTCGGCTGCTCTCGACGATCTCTTGTGCGACCGCCCCGGCACCCGAGATCACACCCGAAACGAGCAGCTGGTTGCCCTCGATTCGAATCGATTCGGTATGCCCAACAATCAGCGATCGATTGTGATCCTTGAGAATCGGGCGGCTCTTGATCTGCCCGCCCGCGATCTCCATTCCTGAGAGATCAACCACGACCGGGTGTGCCCAGCCGGTGAGGGTCATCGGGCCGCCGGTGTAGGCGACCATTGAGAATCGGCGAAGGGATGGCGTGTTGTCCGTAGTGGATTCACTCGCTTCGATCCATCCATCAACGGGGGCGCTGAGGTTGAGTGTGCGATCAGTCGGCATCGTCGTTCTCCTTACTGGTTCGGTTCAGGATGGCCTCGCGTTGTTCGTGCAAGCCGAGTTCCTCCATGAGCGATACCTCTTTGGCGCGTTGGCGGAGCTCGGTTTCCCAGTCGCGGCCTTGGCGGGCGTATTCATTGGCGAGCGTGGTTGTGTGCGATGACAACCTGGTGGCTTGGGCGTTGGCTTCCTTGGCGGGGTCGACATGCTCGGTACCGTCCCAGAACCATTGGTGGGGGGCGGCGGTTCCCGATGCGATCTGTGTTCGCAGTCGCACGGGCATCAGGTCAGTCACCAGCACGGCTTCGTCGAGCCACGCGGAGAGAATCCGATCGAGCACGGTGCATGCAAAGTGATCTTGCTCAACGCGGATGCTCTTGAAGTAGGTTTGGTGGTCGAGTCGGCCCGAAGCGTAGTTGTACCCGCTGCTGTTCCCGGCCGCGATGTTGAACGGCATGTTCAGGCAGCGTGCGATCTCGGTCAGTATCTCGCGTTTGAACTCCGCGTATGTGGTTGCTGGCTGCTCTGCATGAAGCTGCGACATCTTCCAGCCGCCGGGCATGGTGAGCAGCGAGCGGGCCTCGAGCTCGATCGCGTCCATCGGTTCGACGGCTTCGGCCTCGCCGTTGGCGGGCGCATCGGTGTAGAGAATGCCAGCGAAGTCGGCGGCCGTCTCAGCAGCGCCGAGCACCGCGAGCGTGAAGCGTCGCAACTGAGCGAACAACGGCAGCGCGGGCGTGATATCCGGAATCCCCCGGCTCTGCCCCGCACGATCTGCGCGAAAGTAATGAATCACCGACTCGGCAGGCACACGGTCGTATTCGAGCCCCAGGAACCCAGTGCGTGTATCGCCCGGATGCCCCTTGAGCATGTGATATTCGACAGGGTTGCCGAACGCATCAAAGACGATCCCGTCAACCGCTCCATCATCGAGGATTGACAGGTCGGGCGTGGTCACCTGATCGGCTTCGATGAGCCGAAGATCGAGTTTGATCGGGGATCGAAGGTTTGGATTGCTGGTGAGGACGACGAACATCTCGCCGTCGGTCGCGCGGGCCATCCGCATCGTGCGGAGTTTCTCGGGCAGCCCGATCTCCTTACTCCACGCGGCGAAGGCCTGCTCGAGCCGGGCGTTGCCGATCTCGTCATCGGTGAGCATCTGCAGCCGAGGCCCGGTGCCAACGACATCATTTGCGAGCGTGAGCACGATGCCCTTGGCGTAGGCATTGTTGGCCGTTTCGTAGCGAGCACGGTTGCGAAGGATGCGTCGCACTTCAGGCGAAGCCGCCGCGTCTGCGCTGAGCCCATCTGCGTGCATCCAGTGACGACGATTCCCGTCGTTGGTCGCAGCAGAGTCAAATCCAGCACGGATCATCCGCCGGATGACCCCGCCTTTGGTCGTGGGCATAGGTGAGCTCGCCGATTGCTTTGTCGCTTTGTTGCCAAACACCCAACGCATCACCCACCCCCCGCGCCGGGAGGAACCAGCCGAGTGAACCGGACCGCTTTCGCAGGGTTCGCCGAGGCTTGTTTGCTCGCAAGATACCGATCTGCTTCGATCTGATCCTTGAGCGAGTGCTGTTCAACGCTCCCCGCATCACCCTGCGCCCGCTTAGGACCGGCGGCGTTGTCCTTGATGTTCTGTTCGAAATCGTTTGGCATATCAAGTCCGAGTGGTTGAACCGCATTACGCGCGGCTTTCACTACGAACTTACGGCAAAGAACATCGAATCATGCCAACAACAGCATGAGTTTGGTGGACTCCATTCGATCTATCGAATCCTGATCCAAATACTCAGGATCTGCACGCAACACATGCAATGAGTCGCAAGAGATGCAATCTTGCGTATTTACTTCATGATGCTTGCTCGCGCGTCGTGAAGCGTCGCCCGCAGTTTCGACACTCTCGACGGCGCAGCAGAACGCCACCTGCCAATCGTTTGAGGTACACAACCCGGTGATGCGGGCAGCCACACTGGCGACACACAATACCGATATGCTCCCCGTCTTGGCGATCAACTTGCTGTTTGACACGAGGCATCAGCGATTTCTCCCTTGCAAAGCCGAGAGTTTGATCCGCTGTCTTGGCTGGGCGGTGGGGGATGTGCCATAGAGCATCGCCCCCTGCATCGACGCGGCGACCGCAGCACCGACGATGCAATCAAGCCAGTGGTTATCGAGGCCGGGCTGGCGGAGTTTCCACTCGTCAACGGTTCGGCCTCGGCCTTCCGTCTTGACGCGGTACTCGGCCGTCAGATGTTCTGCGAGGAGTCGATGAGATTCCGGCTTGCGGCCGAACAACGCCAGGCATCCCGGATCGCCCATCGGCACGGCCAGCCGCGATTGAACAAATGACTTCCAGTAGTTCGTGTCGAACACCACATGCCGCACGGCTCGCTTGCCCGCAACATTGGGAATCCGCCAGTTGTGCCCGACCCGATCACCGCGTTTTCGTTTGTAATCGCTGAACGGAATGCTGCTCGCGCCGACATATCGTCCATGACTCGGCAACAGCACATTGGCGAACTTGCTCTGTCGGCAGAACTGGTAAACCACATCAGTCGATGCACCCCAGTTGGCATCGATGAGGCACCGATCGATCCGCACTATCGCACCGTCATCGCGTCGCCATTCTTTGGTGAGCATCGCTTCGGTGAGGCATTCGAGCCCTGCATAGATCGCGCCTTCTTGCCCGGCTCGTGGCGAAGCCGTCAAAAGCGTGTGCTTCATCCCACGAAGTGTGAAGTATTGCTGCTTCTGGTCTGGTTCGGTGCCGTAGTCGATGATGTGTCCGGTGAAGTCATCCGCCCACGCCGCGGTCAACCAGTACAGCGCCTTACCCTGCACATCGATGAACATGGTCAGGTGCGAACAGCCGATAGGGATGGCTCCGCGATTCATGCCGCTGGCTTTGGCCGCGATCTGCTCGGCGGTCAGGAGTTCATCGTCGGGTTCGTTCTCGGGGAGTGGCTCGTTCTGATACTCCGCCCAGAACGCTGCTTCGTTCTGGTATTTCAGGTTCATCGCGTGCTGGATGGCCGACAGTTCGTCGTGGTTGAACCGCTCAGGCCATGCAATGATCGCACCTTCATCCATGGCCTCGCGGTGCTCGCCATAGAACTCTGTTGCGGCCTTGATCCCCGCATCGTTGCGAAGCCCGTCCGCTCGAATCTCGGCATACTTCGCCCACAAGGCTTCATCGGTTGGGAACGCGTACATCATTTTCGTCCGCTCGCCCTGCCATTGCGGATGCACATCACGATCGAGCAACCGGTCGGCCATGTCGTCTTGCCGCACGACGGTGATCGTCATCAACCCCGCGATCTTCTTGCCTGGGCCGCCGAGCCCGAGGATCGCACCAGCGAGAATCCGCTCGCGTGTGGCGCATTGTGATGGCGAACGCGCAGACTCATCCGTTTGCGGATCATCAATCAATACCAATGATGGCCGGACCGATTGCCCGTCGGGTCGTTTGTGCTTCATCCCACGAATGCGACCGGTAATCCCGGCGACGCGGATGATCGCGCCCGATGCCTTCGAGCCAGGCATTGTTGGCAGCACGATCTCCTTGGCTGTCCAACCTATGTGCGTCTGCGTGCCTTGAAACAGCTGCCCGCTGGCGCGTTGGTGGATGCCTTCGAGTTGCTGGATCGGATAGACCGCTTCGGGGAAATCCTCAAGCAGCAAGTCGTTGTTCTCGAGTTCGGCCTTAATCGAATCGAGCATGTTGGCCGCGTGATCTTCATCCGCCCCGATCAAGGCGACGAACCCACGAGCCCCGATCAAGATCGCCCACAAGCAGGCGATTTCGCACAGCGTCGTCTTGCCCGACCCACGAGGCATCGCCATTGCAAACAACCCGCCCTCAAGCACGGCCTGCTCGATCTTGGCGATGACCTTGAGATGGTCGTCCGACCATGCCATCGTGAAGGTCTGCTCGAAGTAGGTCTCGCAGAAGAACCGGAAGCTCGTTTGGGCCTTCGCTTTGCGATCGGGATCAACAACTTCGGGTAGTTCGCCAATGTCGCGCCCCGAAAGCGACTGGGCCTTGCTCCTCGCCAGTGCCCGCTCACGCTGAGCGTCGTAGCCAGTCAGCCCATCGGATTCAGGCTTGGGCTTGTGGCGTTCATTGATGAGCCACGCGGTGTATCGCAGCAAATCCACCCGCTGTGGATCGTTGCTCGCCGCAATGCGAAGCCCCGCCCGTGTGCGATGCCGACGCAGCTGCCGCTCGCCGATGACTTCACCGATCGGCGTCGAGTTGAGCAACTGGCACAACTCGCTGGGCCTGAGTTGACGCGGATCAATCGCCAATGGTCGCCCCTCCCGTCGCCATCTCCCGTACCAGCCACGCGGCATAGTGCACGAGGTTGACCGTTTTGTCCGCATTCGTCGGCGCGTTGGCTTCGATGTCTTTGCGGATCTGTGCTTCAGAAATGCGCACACCGCACGCCTTGGTGAGCAGTTTGGCGGCCTCCTCGACCGTCATAGCGGCCGGGTTCAAACGGGGCGTTCCATCGGAACTAGGCGCGTGTTCGGGAGTCATGGGGCATCTCCTGGCATCACTTGCCCACATGTCGCCCAGAGTTTGCAAGAATCTCGAAAACATCGGCAAATAAAGGCCCAATGGCCTTCCATTCTGGTCGTTTTCATGGCTTCATGTGACACACGGAAGGCGAATGCACGCCCGCCAAAGAAACGGAGAACCGAACGATGACGATAAACGACCACACCCCGACCAGCGAGAACGCCGAACTTGTCCCGCCATGCTTTGCCTGCCCCAAATGCGGCCAACGCGAGATGGATGAGCTGATCTGCGACGACGACGGCGAATCGGTAGCATGCCAATCCTGCGGTACCAACTACACCGTCACCCAACTCGATCAAGATCAAGACTATGTTCCGCCGCGAAGCCTGATCAACGACGACATCCGCGAGCTCGCCTCTCTCCAGCGCCAGATCGCCGACCTGCTCAACGCCGCCGGGGCCAAGTACCTCGAGCTCAACATGGCGATGGGCAAGAAGGCCAACGAACTCGAACGCCTTGTGACGCGTGGGAGCAATCGAGACGCCGCCAACGAAATGGCCGAGGCCTTTACCGAGTTCCGCGTCAGCACTGGTGAGCTCAGCAGCCGCCTGATTGACGCGATTGAACGACGCGGGCACGATGTTTTCCCGCCCCAGTACGAAGCTATCCGCGCCAAATGGACGCTTATCGAGAACCGGGCGTAACCGGTTCGCACATTCACAACGAAAGGAAAAGTCATGACAGCGAAAACCACGAAGAAGGCCACAACCAAGAAGACCGCCAGCAAGGCGATGCCGAGGAAGGCCCCCGCCAAGAAGCTCGCACGGGCCAACACGGCCGCGACTGTCGCCAAAGCCACGCCTAAGGCGAGCATGATGGCCAAGCCCGCAAAGAACGCGACACCGCCCAAGCAGGTGGCCAAGCCCAAACGGGTATCCGGCCTCGACCTGGCCGCCAAGGTCCTTGCCGATGCGAAGGAGCCGCTGCAGGCCAAAGCCATCGCGGAGCGAGCCATCGCCGCGGGCTGGCAAACCACCGGCAAGACCCCGCACGCGACCCTCTACGCGGCGATGATCCGCGAGATCGCCAAGAAGGGCAAGGGCAGCCGGTTCAAGAAGACCGATCGCGGACTCTTCGCTACGAACACATAGGCGGATCATCCTCCGCCCCCTTCTTCAGCCTCGGCACTCGCCGGGGCTGTTTCTCCGGCGTCAGCGTTCGATGCAATCCGCTCCGCCTTCTTGCCGGTGAACTCTTCCCATCGTTGAACAATCACATCGCAGTACGCGGGGTCGATCTCCATGAGATAGGCGTGGCGATCCGTTTGCTCGCAGGCAATGAGGGTCGAACCTGAGCCACCGAAGAGGTCGAGGACATTCTCGCCGGGCCGCGATGAGTACTGGATCGCTTTCACCGCCAGCTCGACGGGCTTCTCCGTCAAATGCACCATCGACTGCGGGTTGACCTTCTTGACATGCCAGAGATCGGTCGCGTTGTTGGGACCGAAGAACTTATGGCCAGCGTCTTTCCGCCAGCCGTAGAAGCAGATTTCAAACGCGGACATGAAGTCCTTTCGGCCAAGCACTGGGTGCTGCTTGTCCCACACGATCCCCTGGCTGAAATACAACTCGCACGCTTTGAGCGGCGAAGGGTAGTTGCCGAGATTGGCGTATCCGCCCCAGATGTAGAACGACCCGCCGGGCTTGAGCACACGGCTGATATTGACGAACCACGCCAGGAGCATCTCCTCGAAGGCCTCGTCGCTCATGAAGTCGTTGGCGAGCGGGCGGTCTTTGGCACGCATTTTCTTGTGCGTCGCTTTGGATTTCTCGGGGTGGCGAGCCAGATCTCGCTTCTGCATATGCGTGGTCGCTTGTGTTGCTGAAGCTGGAAAGCTTGAGATCCCCGCGACGATGGCGTTGTTGCTCCGTGGTTCAACATTGACATTGTACGGCGGATCGGTATTGACCATGTCGATGGTGTTCCCATCAAGCAGCCGATCCAGGTCGGCCGTACTCGACGAGTCGCCGCAAAGCAAACGATGGTTGCCGAGCACCCAAAGATCACCCGGCTTCGTAATCGGATCATCCGGCGGCTCAGGCACATCATCAGGATTGGTCAATCCCTCAGCCACGCCCTCCTCGCCCGCCATAATCCGAGCCAGATCATCGGCATCGAATCCCAGCAATGACCAATCGATCCCGGCCTCCTGCAACTCGGCAATCTCGATCGGCAGCAGGTTCATGTCCCAAGTGGCCAGCTCGCCGGTCTTGTTGTCAGCGATCCGGTACGCCCGGATCTGTTCCGGCGTCAGGTCGGTGGCCACATGCACCGGCACCCGCTTGAGCTCAAGCATCTGGGCCGCCTTGAACCGCGTGTGCCCGCAGACGATAATGCCGTCTTCATCAACCACGATCGGCTGGCGGAACCCGAACTGCCTAAGCGATTCAGCCACCGACTCGACCGCACCGTCGTTGAGGCGTGGGTTGTTTTCGTAGGGCGTGATCTCGGCGATGTTCTTCTGGACGACTTTCATGGCGTATGCCTCCGTGCATGTGGTGTGAATCGAGGCCAACCCTGGCCTCGCGTTGGTTTGTTTGCTGCCCCGACGGCGTACCTCGTTGGCCCGTGTGGCCAAGGGGCTGGGATTCGGGGTGGTGCCAGCCGAGGCAAATCTGCCACACGGGCGATCCTCGCAACCGGACAGGACAAGCGAAAGAAAGTCTGTCGATATTGGGTGCTGTTCCCGCTGGCGTCACCGGCATGGAATCGCCCGGGAGTACCTAATCGATCGATTCTCGCTCGAGCGCTCGAGCGCGCGCGCTCCAGCGAGGCCCGGGCGGCGCTCAAGCGCCCGCCCCGGGGGGGTATGGGGGGGTGTGCGCGCGCGAGCGAAAACGGGGTTTCGCTGAAGCGCGGGGCTCGCTTGAGCGCTCGAGCGAAGCGCTTGAGCGGGTGCGCGCTCGAGCGAGAATGAAGGATGTGGAGTGTCAGAATCATGACTTGCCCCCCTCCAGATTGGGGTTCTGGTTGTCCTTGAGATCCGATTTGAACTCGGGCTGGGCTCGGGTCGAGTACACGGATTTGTGTGATTGCCCGGTTCGCCAGCAGTGCAGCAGGCCCTCGCCCTCGGCGATCTCCAAGAGGTCCGCTGTCCGCCTCCACGACAGACCCGGCTCTTTCTTGGCCAGCTCTCGGATCTGGGCTTTACTGCGTGGCGTGTCGGTGATGAGGGCCTCGACGAACCGCTGGGCGTCCCATGTTGGCGGCTCTTCTTTGGATGGCTTCTCTTGCTTCTTGCGTGCCCGCTCGTTCTTGAGTGATTCCGGGTCGAGCGTGTGATCAACCGACCACACCGGGAAAGCCCACCGCAGGCAGGTCGGCTCGATCGGTGCCCACGACCGCACCGCCGCGTCGAGCACGACCACGCCGTCCTCTTCGTGCGGGCGGAGCACGAGGTGCGTATCCGTCGCCCGGCTCTGGGCTCCTGCACCGGCTCCGACATCCGTGACGCTCTTCCCGCTCTGGCTGCCTTTGGTCGAGTGGTGGATGAGTATGAAGCAGCAACCGAGCCGGTTGGCGTAGGCGTCGATGAGGTTGTAGATGTTGGCCATCGTGCCGTTGTCGTTCTCGTCGCCGCCCATGGGCATGAAGCGGTAGAACGCGTCGAGGATGATGACCTTGAACTGCCCGGGTTCGAGCCCGTCGAAGTACACGCCCATCGCGTTGATGTCCTGAAGGCGGCCTCGCAGGTTATCGACGAAGATCCGCTCGCTGATCTCCCGCATGGCCACGCTTCGGGCGCTGGCGACCTTGGGGATGCGGTTGGCGCTCGTCTCTTGGTGCAGCTCGTTGTCGATGATGAGCACATCGCCAGCGACCGTCTCATAGCGACCGAGCCACGGGTTCCCGGTAGCCACCGCGATCGCTAGATCGAGCGTCAGCCAGGACTTGCCGGTCTTGGGGGCTGCGATGACATTCATCGTCTCGCCCTCTCGGAGTAGGCCGTGAATCACCGGCGGGCGGAGCAGCGGGAACGACTTGACCAGATCACCGACGGCGATCGGATTCGGCTGGAACGCTTCGATGCTCGGCGCTGGTAGGTCAGTGATGAAGCCGGAGAGGTCAACGCCGTGGGTATTGGTGTATGGCACGCTGCCGAAGCCTTCGCTCGCCAGAGCCGATGCGGCCTTGGTAAAGTCGCCATCGTGCTCGAGCATCGCGTAGACGGCGAACGGTGCGTAGCCCTTGCCCGCTTCGAATGGCGAGGCGTTGGTGGAGAACACATAGAACACCCGATCCTTGAGCGTCGCGCTCGTGCCCGCGGCTTTGCCCGGGCGACGCCAGTGCTCGTTGTCGCCGGGTTTGACGAGCGTCCAGCCATGCCGCTGGAGCACTTCACGCGAGTCGCCGATCTCATTGAAATCGTCGCCGGGGCGGAGCGATTCTGACACGGATAGAACTGGCACCGCTTGGCTTCCGACGATATCTCTTGGTAGTTCATCGAGTGCCCACGCGCAACCAAGTAAGATTTCACGCTCGTCGCTTGTGATCGTTGGCGGCGCGACCAGCTCGCCTTGGATCAGTTCGTAGCCATCGGATGGATCGCACAAGAACAGCCCGCCCTCGCCCCGGGTCTCGATCATGGTGATCGTGACATGCCATTGCCCGTCGCTGGTCTTGCGGGGCATGTAGTCCTTCGCCCCGATCGTGATCGGCTCGGGGCTATCCGCTTCAATCACGCGGCTGGCCAGCTTCATGTTTCCAGATACTGGTTCATCGCACCGATACACCACATGGAACCCGCCCGATGGCGTGGTCTCGATGACGAGACGATCGAGCAGCCCTGGCGATTGCTCGTTGACTGCTTGTTTCCACGCATTGAAGGCCTCGCCACCGAGATCGAAGTCAATCATCTCGAGGTTGCCCGAGACCGAGCCGCACACGATGCACATCGCATCGGTTTGATCCACGAACCACGATTCGAGTTCGTCGGTAGTCGGCAACCGCTCCTGATACGGCTTCCACTTCGACAACGCGACGCGCTTCTCGTCTCCACGCCGGATCGCAGGCAAGGCGCACAACCCCGAAGCAACGAGCGCCTCGGCATGAGCTTGGAGGGTGCCATTCAAATGGGCGGGTGCATGAGTCATTAGAACGGCACCTCGTCGGGATCGAAGCCGTAGCCGTCGTAGGCGATCGCTGGTTCTGGCATGTTGTCCGTGGTTTCAAGCCGGGGTGGTTTGTCGCCCAGCTCGTAGGCGACCACCCGCTCCCAACCGTCACCCGGCTTCTTTTCGACCGTCACTCGTTGTGTCGGCGCGATTGATCCCGCGTTCCCAATCGCGACCGCGTCCTCAACGGAGTTGGGTACCGGTTCGTCTGATCGTTCTTTCCACCATTGCTCAGCCTTGCGCCGGGCGTACCCCTCATGCTCTAGGCACACCCATTCGCGCACCCAGCGGTTGAACCCGACGCGGTACTCCACCCGCATGGTCGGGCGGGCCAAAGAATCGCCGCGCTTGTGATGCGTGTGGTACGCGACCTCCATGACCCGTTCCTCATGTCGAGTCGGCCCATCATCGCCGGTGACGATGGCGGCATCGGTCGCAGCCGCTTCGTGCTTGGCTTCTTGGCGGGGCGGGAAAGCATGCCCGCACTCGGGGCACACCGCATAGGCGGCATGGATCAACGCGTCGCACTCGGGGCATTGCTTGGCGGGTGCCTCGCCGGAGCCGGTGTCTGAATCAGCAAGCCGGATCGCATCGACCGGCCCGTGCCGAAGCACATTGCCGCCGAAGTCGAGCACGAGGCAATCGGCCTTGCCCGGATGCAAGCGGAACCCTCTGCCGACCATCTGGTAGTACAGCCCCGGCGAGAGCGTCGGACGCAGCAAAGCCACACAATCGACTTTGGGTGCATCGAAACCCGTCGTCAGCACATTGATATTCGCTAGGTATTTCAGATCGCCGGCTTTGAACCGAGCAATGGTCTCGTCCCGTTGTGAGGATGGCGTGTTGCCGCAGACGAACCCGCACTCGACGCCATGCTGTTCTTTGAGGATCGATTGCACATGCTCGCCATGGGCCACGCCCGATGCAAAGATCAGCACCGCGTTTCGCTCGATGGTCGATGACACAATCTCAGCGCACGCCGACTCAACGAGCCCTTGCGTGTTCATCAGGTCTTCAACCTCGCCCGCGATGAACTCGCCGCCACGGACATGCAGATCGCTCGTATCGGCAACCGATTTGCCCGCACGGCTCCGAAGCGGGCACAGATACCCGCCCGCGATCAGCTCGCGGACACTGGCCTCGAAGCACACCTCGTTGAGGATCGAATCGTCGCTACAAATCGTCCCCGTCTTCATCCGGTACGGCGTGGCCGTCAGCCCGATCACCCGCTGGTGGTCGCACAGGTCATGGGCATCGGTGAGGAATCGCCGGTACATCCCCTCGCCGTCTGGTGGTATCAAATGGGCCTCATCAACGATCACCAGATCCATCGGCCCAAGATCGTGCGCCCGCTGATAGATTGACTGAATCCCCGCGACGGTCACGGCGTACCCCAGATCGCGCCGACCAAGCCCGGCCGAGTACACCCCGATGGGCAGATCAGGAGCCACGGCTTGTAACTTGCCCGCCGCCTGCTCGAGCAGTTCCTTAACATGAGCGAGCACGATCACGCGCCCGCCCCAGTCCTGGACCGCCGCCCGACAAATCTCGGCGATGACATGCGTCTTGCCGCTACCCGTTGGCAGTACGACCGCCGGGTTGGAGTCGGACTGCGCGATGTGCTGCCACACCGCATTGACCGCGTCGCGTTGGTAGGGCCGAAGTGTCATCGCTTCCACGGCGGTGTACTCCCAGCTGGTGCTGCAGCGACGGGCTGGACACTTCCCTTGGCCTCGTACCCCTTGATCTCGTTGGTGAGATCCCCGGTGTCGCTCCGCTTCGTGCAGCCGACCGTGATCGTCAGCGGCAGGTTGTGCAGCTCGATCGAGTCCTTCGGAGCCATCACGCCGATCGCCCGGCAGATGCTCGACAACTCCGCTCTTGCGATCTTGACGGCCATGTCGCTCGGGTTTTCGAGGTTGAGCCGGGCCCAGACAAGCCGCCCCTTATACTCTCCATCCAGCACTTGGAAGGTCAGCTGCAGGTACTGCCCGGTCCCCGCTTTGGTCGGCTTCATCTCCGACTCGGTGATGATCGCCAGGTACTTGCCCGCGGGGATCGGGTCGAATCCCACGGCGGGATCGACTTCGTTCGCATTGAATCCATTGAGATGTGCCATGTTTAGGCTCCTTGTGTTTGGGTTTTAGGTGTGATTGACTGGGTTTGTTCGTTTGGTTCGGCGGCTGCCTCGGCGCTCGGCTGCATCGGGTTCTCGCCGCGTAGGAAGGCGTCGAAGACGCGGTAATCCAACGGCATCTCATCGGGCAGCCCGAGCCGGTTCTTGGCCATGTGCGCCGGACGCTCGGTCGTGCGGATGATCCGCTCGCCGGTGCCGATCCCCTGCGTGCGTTTGCGGTTGAACCCCTCGTCCGTGTGCTTGGTGTGTACGCGGTAAGTGGCAAACAACACCTCATCGCACCATTCCTGGATCAACGCCGACGCGTGCTTGTTGAGCCGAGGGACATAGCGGTCGTAACTCTCGGTCTCCGGGTTGTCGAACTTCTCGATCCGCGAATGGGCAATCAGGATCACCTGCATGCCGCGTTCGTTGCGGAGCGCATCAAGCCCGTCGAGAATCTCACGCCACTGCGTGAGCGCGAAGGTGTAGCCCTTGGCGTACCCAATGTCTTCGATCGATTCCACGCCCCGCTTGGCGCAGACCTCGGCGAAGATCAGCCGTTCGAGCCAATCGAGCGAGTCGATGACGACCGTCTGGTAGCCGTGCTTTTCTTTGTAGAGGGCAGCGATCGACGCGAGGATATCGCCGTAGCGCGTCGCCACCGGCAACTTGTCGCATTCGATCTCGCCCAGCCCATCTTCGGTCTGAATAAACACGGCCTTGTCCGCCATCGACCCGAATGTCGATTTGCCGATCCCATGCGTGCCGTAGAGCATGATCCGCCGAGGCTTGGGTTGTCTTCCGGATTCGATGTGTTGAAGTAGCGTCATGATTCAATCTCCTTTGTGTTGAGGTGTTGGTTCTGATTCAGGTTTGGAACTTGTATTTGTGTGCCGATCGAACTTGCGGAGTGATTCGTACCGCGTCGGCCATTGCCCACGCTGCTGGCATGCGATCAACTCCGCCATCGCTCGCTCGTTTTCTTGTTGTGCTTCATCAAGGAGCGATTCGTCGATCACCCACACGCCACACCGGAACGGCTCGCGTTTCTCGACCGCAATGATGTGAACAGGGAGCGTGCATCCGATCGCTTCGCTGACAACCGACCGGTAGAAGGCGAGCTGATGGACATAGCCGTAGGTGTCGATGCTGTGCTCGAAACAATCGAGATTGTCGGTGGTCTTGAGATCAACAAGCCCCCGGCCTTCGATCGGGTTAAGCCAGTCGAGCCGAATCTGGCACGGATGCCCGCCATACTCCCGCCGAACCACACCCTCGGCCTGACCAACAGCCAGCAACTCACGAGCAAAGATGTGCGACTTGACGGACGCGGCCATCTGCCCAATCACCGCCGCCTGATCGTCGCTCAGCACCGGCTTTCCGATCCGCTCGGCCCACTCGGCAAACGCCTTCGTCGTCGGCCCGTACGGTTTCTCCGTCTTGGGATTGATCGGCCCGCCCACGGCGAACTCTGCCTCGTACCGCTCGCGTCCTTCGAGGATCAACACATGAGCCGCCTGCCCGACAAGGAACGCCGCGCTCTCACGCCGAGGAATCAGCCCCAGCCGCTTGCGCCGGTAGAGCAACGGACACCGCCGAAACTCCGCCAGCCAATGCGACGAAAGATTGTCCTTCGCTTTGGCGTGGTAGACATCTGCAGGTTCACGAGTCAGGAATCGAAGATCGAGTTGGCCATCATCCCTGTTATCCGATCGATCAAGATCATCAAGATGGATGTCGCGTGTGTACTCGCCTTGGCCAAGCCGAACGAATGGAGCGGTGGGGGAGGTTTGCCGATTCATAGCCCGGCCTCCTCAAGGTCTTGCATCGCCTGCTCGTGCCGACGCTGCATTCCTGATTGCAGTTTCGTATTCTCCTTCACCTTGCGTGCACGCTGCTTTGATCCCAGCCGTGTCGCCCGCTGCTGAACTGCTTGTTCTTTGGCGAGGTCGAAATGAGCCGCATCAGCCTCGGCCAGCGCCTGCCCAAAGTCATTGAGCCATTGCCGGGTCGTGAAGATCCGACTCCCGAACCGAGTGTGCTTGAGTCGAATGCGATCGCCCGAAGCCGACTTCACCCCCTCACGGCACCACCGCCAAACGCAGTTGGCCGATGGCCGACCCGGCGCAATCTTGGCGGCTTGTGCAAGCGTGAGGTGTTCATGTTCACATTGCTCGTCGTGCGGTTGTTGTTGTGTTTGCTGCTGCATCCATACTCCCTTGGCTGACCTCAGCCGGTTGTTGAGCATGGACTATCGACGAAGATTTTGATTGGTAACTCGTTTGGGGTTCTCGACCCTGATCAGACCAATTGAAATCGGCCCGCACGATGACATGAAGGCCGAAGAAAATTTGTCAGAAATATGCGAGTTCCCGAGTTGCGCAACTGTAACTCGGCAGGAGGATGCAGCTCGCGCCCTTAAGCGGAGCCACTACTCAGTTTGGAGGAGCCTTTGCAGCTCTTCGACAAGCCAATTCGGATCAACCTCAGGGGTTGTTCTTCGATTAGCACGCTGATACTCAAGCAGCCGTATACGACCAAGCCCGTCATTCGGTACAAGGAGTTCCTCGATAATCCCCCGACATTCAGCAATCTTTGGGTGGGATTTGTGATCTTGGGCGATCTTGATACAAACTGCTTCGTCCTCTTCGGTCAACATGCCCGCGATCCGATAGAGATCCATCGCGTGGTGCCGACCGAGATCGTAATCCTCATCGTTGATTCTGTCACGAAGAGCACAGAGCTTCATCAGTGCGTAGGGGAATGGGCGAGGTATAAGCACTTCGCATGATCGGGTTGTTTTGTTCGTAGCATCTGGTTCAGATGAAACGGTGATCCGAACCGGCTCGTGCTCGACACCGAGTGCCTCTTGGTTCGGCTTTGCATGAAAACCTTTTTCTGCTTTCAGGCCTCGTGGGCGAGCTCGGCTCTGACCAAACTTCACTTCCGATTCATGCTCACCAAGCGGCCCGACCATGAGATCAATCAACACATCGATGCCATCGACTGACCGTTGAAACTTGAGAAACTCGGCTCCAGGCACAACGACAAACCCAAGCCCATCGAGTGCTGCGCGGTACTGACCGACCACTTCGCTGTTTGCGATGACTTCTGCGCGAATGAAGAGATCAATGTCTTGGGTTGTCCTCGCAGGTGGGAGCTTGGCCAGCGGCAATAGTGTCTTCGTGCCTTTCTGCCGAAGGTCCTCTTGTCTGAGATACAGTCCAAGCCCACCAGCAATGAGCAAATCCGCGTTGCCACCAAGGGCCTGGTCGAGATCCAGAACAGTGTTCAGTAAGGCGTTCATTGATCACCCCCGCGTGCACTTTCGTCAACTTCACGCATGATGAGATCACGGACTTGTTCTGCGATTTCCCGATCGCGTTTGTCGCCGCTGGCGGATAGTTCGAGGTAAGTTTGGACCGGCGATGCGTACACAATGCCAGATTCATCCGTGCGTGCATCGAGCCAAGGCGTCGCATCACGGGTCTCGACGAAGGTGATATCGGCAAACCGATCGGTGAACTGGCAGGCATCGTCAAGCCGCTCGCTCAACTCATACAGATCCGCACAGTACAGCACTGGGTTGTCCGCACGCATCCCGGCGGAGTATCGGCTTTGCGATGATTCGCCCGAGAGCATCACTCTCGGTTTCCTTGCTCCACGGTTCGCTCGTAAAAAGACTTCTAAGAGCGGGCCATTGAGCTTGGCTTGGATCACTCGAGTTGGTTTGGGCGGCGTGAAGTTCTTTGCCAGCAAATCGAGCAGCTTGTCTGGTTGTAGAAGCCGAACGAATCTTTTATCGCGCTCAACGACAAGATCGTCAGTCATACGAGCCAACGCCTTCGATACGGTTGAAGGCGCAACCCTTCCGCCCGCAGCGCCAATCTCTACTCGAATCTCGCCGACAGACGGATACTCAGCCCGGCGGAGAAACACCCGAGGGACCTGCGAAGTCGCCCCCCGGTAGATGAACTTGGCGGGTTGAGACTGGGGATATACATTCCGCTGCCCAGTGCGTTTGAGTAGCATACGACCGGGCACGATCACGAGCCCGTTGCCGCTCAGGTCGAGCCCAGAGACTGCGTATTGCTCCAAGAGTGCTATGTTTCGCTCGCTGAGATAGGGCGCGATGATCATCGGTAGGCCGCCATATCTTGAAGCCCTTTGCATCGTTCGCCTGATGGTGTTCTCAATCATGCGGGGCGCATTCGATGACACCATCTCGGCTGCGAACTCAAATGACTGGCCCGCCCAGCGTACCTCAACTCCAAAATCAATCGACAATCCCAAACGCGAACGATCTGGTTCGAGTGCCTTGATATTGATTTCGACTTCAGGCCCGAACGGCGATGTGAATCCTTGCACCATATTGAGCATGGATTCCTCAGTCGATTTCAAACCCGAATCCAGGTCATTCATGTTCTGGATTGGCCAGCTTCGCTCTGGTAGATTCTTCATTTCTGACATGTGAGGCACCTTTGTTTCCAATTATACGGAATTTCCAGCACTGGAAACAAGCAAAAATAGCGAATCATTTCCAATTAGCAGTAATTTCCAGTGATGGAAATTGACGAAAATCAGAAATTATGTGATTATTGGGACGAAACAGGCCATTGAAACCCGTGGGGAATCCACTCACCCCACCCGCTGCATCACCTCGATCACCTTCGCATGATCCCGCTCGGCGTAGATCGCGTCCGTAATCTGAGCACTCGCGTGCCCGAGCGCCAGCTGGGCGGCCTCGAGCCCAAAGGCCTTGCGGATATCCGTCGCCGCATTGTGCCGGAGTTGGTGGGGGTGCCAGCGGTGGGGGGCGAGCCAGGCCTTGAGTTCTTGTTTCTGCTTCTTGGTCAGCCGGGCCTTCCACTGGGCGAGCGTTTCATCGTCGCGCTTTCGCAGTGGCGATGGTGGAGGCGGGGCCGCCCGATCGCACGCGCGTTGGATCGCTGAGTAATAGCTCGGCGTCGTGTACCGATCGCCTGCCTTCTTGCGGGGCGTGACGATGCGGTTGGTGCCGGTACGGTTTCCGCACGAGAGTGGCGTCTTGCGATTGGCCGTCAGCGCCGCCCGTCGCTCGGCCTCGGCTTCCGATGGACTGAACAAATACGAATCGTCGGGCCGACCATCCAAGAACGGGTTGATGATCTCTTGGGCGCGCGGGCCGACGAAGATGATGCGGTCTTGCCCGCGGTACTGGTTCTTGTGCTCTTGCGGGCGATGGGTCCACACGCCCGATTCGTCATCCATCCGAAGGTCGGCCTTCCGCATCCCGAGCAGCTCACCCGGGCGAGCGCCGGTGAGGAGCTGGAGCTGCACGACCGCGCGAACCTGCCGATTCATCAAAGGCAGCGTCTTGTTGATCAGCTCCATCGGCACCGGCTCGACCCGCTTGCCCTCCTTGGCCTCGGTGCGTCCTCGTTTGAGCGACTCGACGGTATCGAGTGCTTGGTACACGCTCGAAGGCACCATCTCATACGACGCCGCCCATCGGAACATCCGCCGAATGCGCTGCATCTGCTGATTGATGTACTTGCGTGACCACTCCGGCCTTGGTGGGGTGGCTGTCGAATCCCCGACGATCATCGCCTCGCGGAGGTGGCGGAGTTTCTTGGGTCCGAACTGATCCGCGGGCAGCGATCCATAATGCTCGCGGATCAGCCGAAGCACAACCCGCAGTGTCCCCGACTCGTTGGGCTGGTAGTACCGCTCGGCCCATCGCCAATAATCACGGATCAGAATCGTGATCGACGGGGCGTTCGATTGCAAATACGGATCGTGTTGCTCGGCCCAGTCCGGCGTCGGCCAGCATCGTTGGTTTGCTTCCCACTCGGCGATGATCCGGTGGTACCGCTCCCTACTCTGAGGCGTGTTGTACTCGCCAAGCCAGAAGTCTTTGCGTTGCCCGGTTTGGGCATCTTTTAATGTGACAAGCGCCTGGGTATATCCCTTGCGTTTCCGGTAGGTTGGTGTTCTTGATGATGTTCGCGGCATTTGGCGGAGCTCCTTGAAACGCGTTGCGCGGTGTAGGACCGCGCGAAATGAGGCGTTTTAGGCTGCTCCACCCGAAGGTGGGTTCCCGTATCGTTTTCGTATGATACGGACTCAGCGAGAGTTATGAAAAAAAGCGGGTGAACGGACTCGAACCGTCAACATTCAGCTTGGAAGGCTGACGCTGTGGCGCGGGATTTGCGCGGATTTGTGGCGTTTTGCACGCTCAGAACCCGAACATGGTACAATGGGATCAGGGTCGGGTGGATCGTCGGTCGGGGCTTTGGGGAGGTGAAGCCTCGATGCGGGCAGCCCGATCCTCGTTTTTGGTGCAAAACGGGGGTTCAAAATGGGTGATGTGTCGTCTTCGTCGCGTTCTTGTGGCGGTGAACTTCCAGAACGGTGGATTCGGCGCCCAGGGGTTTTGCGTCCGGGGAAACTCGATCCGGGGAGGTTTGATGCATGGATTCGACCAAGGGACATGTTGACGGGGCGATGGGCTCGGCGCAAGCCGATGCAGATTTGGTGCGCGCGGACGAGGCGGACGGTGTGGATCGAGAGTTGAGCGATTTGAAAGCGCTTGCTCTGGGAGTGACTGAGATCGCTCGTGTGCTCCAGGGCGAGTTGAACAGGTTGCGGTGCATTGTGCGCCGCCTCGATGCTCTGCGGGTGATGAGGCAGTGTCAGCGGGACGGAATCGATTACATCACGGGAGAACCAAAATGACGATGACGAAACGGGAGAAGTCAGTTGTTCGGCGGGCGATTGAAAAACTTTGGGGGACGAAGGCGGCGAAGACGGATCGGGATGTGAAGTCTGCTCTTCGGATCATGCAGCGCGAGGCGGATGAGCCCGAGGTTGAGGTTGATCCAGATGATGGCGTTGGCGATATTGATCTCGACGCTGATTGAATGAACGGACAGTGTGCATCTTCGGATGTGTTCCATTGGCGGGGGTCGCGTTGCATGGCGGCCCTCGTTTTTTTGTGCAAGTGGTTTATCGAATGTCTCTTGCCGCCGGAGGCGTGAGGGCGAAGCCTGCGCACCGCCGGGGCAAGGTTGTCGAAGCAGGACGGTGCTGATTCCCGGCGGAATGTCGAAGCGGCCTCGATGAGGAGTGGGGGGAGCGTGGCCCCCCCGACGAATCGAGCACAAAGAACCCGATGCGCGTTGGCATTTGGCGGACTCTTTGGGTGCAACCTTCGACGATTTCCGGACGAGAGTCGATAACCTGAACACCCCTCGCAGGCCGACGGGGCCGGAGAGGTTCCGGCGAAATGTCGGCGTCCTCGCCGCCGCCGGGGTGTGAACCCGGTGCGTAGGCGTCCCCGCCGAGCCCGGGCCGAGCATGCACAAGTCAACGGAGCGAAGGATGAGCGGAGTTGACTTGTGCGTGCGACGGGGGCGGCGTAGCCGCGGTGCCCCCAAAGAGTTCGCCTCCCCAGACCGGTTTTTTTCATCGCACGAATCAGAATCCGCCGCCCGATGCATTGTCGAATCTGTTGCGAGTCGAATTTTGCTGTGATTTTTTTGGTTGTGTTTTTTGGATTTGCTGGCTTCGAGCTGTTCAGAAATCAGGCGATGACGCAGGCGGGAGTGCTCCGGTATTGATCGCCCCAAACCCGCCTGAGGAAGAGCGGACGGGCACAGACCGCCGCGAGGCGGCCCGCCGAAGGCGGGTGGCGGCGACGCCGCCTCTTGGAGGTGGTGCAACGGGGTCAGGATGGTGACGGGCGTGACTGGCCGAACGACGGGGACGCAGGCCGGACTCGGCCAAGGGGGCGGGCGGGGCTTTGGGCAGAGGGGGGCTTCCCCCCGACGCCCAAAGCACCAGCCCGCACCCGATCGAGTTTGATCGTCGATTGCTACTTTGCCTCTGAATATATCTTGTTATCTTGTATCAGGGGTCGCCCATGACCCCTTGAAGGGGTCGCTGGTGACCCCTTTGGTGTGCTCATTTGACCCCTCAAGGGGTCGCCCATGACCCCTTGAGGGGGCGCTGGTGACCCCTTGGGGGGTCGCCCATGAACCCTTACAGCTCTCGAAACTCGTTCCTCGATGTTCAATCGTGGGAGTTGCCACATGCTGATTCGCGGTCCTCGTCCTGGTTGGAATCTTACCAAGTCGCTGAGTTCGAGTTCGTGGCATGCGCGTCTGATGGTGTTGCGAGCAACGCCCAGGCGATGCTCGAGGACTGGATATCCCATGCGTGCAATCCACTCTTTTTTGTAGGGCCAAGCCTCGGCGATGATGATGGCGAGCAACGCTTGGGCTGTTGGGCTGACTCCTTCATCGGACGCGATGCGCATGAGTTGAGCGAGCAGTAGAGCCTTGCATTTGGCATCATTTTTCATTGCATGCCTCCAAACTCTGTGCTCCAAGCACCGCATCGTTGAGTGATGGGATGGTGTAGATTGAGGTGGTTCGGAGGTCACGATGTCCGAGCATCGCTTGGGCGGCCGCCGGTGACGCCTGGGACACCGCCATCGATGCGGCGTGACGGCGGCAGTCGTAGAGCGTCCATGGTCTGAGCCCGTTTCGGGCGATGATTCGTTTGAGTGCTTGGTTGACGACGCAATAGCTCACATGCTTGGTGTGGTCGCGAGCTGCGGGCCAAAGCCAATCATCAGGGCAGAATGGTTTGAGCTTTCGATCGATGATGAGTCGTGCTGGTCGGTTGAGTGCGATGTAGCGCGGCGTGCGTGTTTTGCTCGATGTTTTGTGGGTCTTGAGGACGATAACTCGTTGCGTCTGGTGTGTGGTGATGCTCGCGGTCGTGAGCGTGTAGATCTCTTTGGGGCGTGCTCCGGTGTAGAAGCACATGGTGGAGATCTCACGCAACCATTTTGGCATGAGCGGGGTTGTTGCCCAGAACTTCGCTCTGAAATCCTCGCACCAATCTTGATTGATAATCAGGACATTCTGAATGCGTGATGCTTTTGGGCTTGGTTTGAAGCGTATTTGTTGCAATCGGTGAAGCATCGAGGCATCGATCATCTCGTACTCGGTTGCCCAGGACAACATTCCAAGCCATCGCCGATGGCATGCTCGTTTGTAGCTCATGCTCAAATCAGCGGCACCAAGTTCTCGAAGTGCGTAATACCACGATGCGATATCGAGGAACTTGGAATAGAGCGTCAAGCGTGCAAGAGCGCATCGCATGTTGCCTGGCTCGCGTGATTCGTAGTGCTCGTCGCACCACTCGAGGTAGGCATTGACAAGTTCATCGGTGCGACATCTCGCCCGGTTTTTACGGAGGTTCGTGTACATCATTTGTGGTTCTCTGCAGGGCAACAACGAGCATCAGCGTGCGCCCTGAAGGTCACCGATGCACCGGGGATTCAACCCGGCGATGCACCATACCATGCCGTCTTCGAATGTGCAAACGCCCCTCGGTGAATTAATCCGTGGGGCGTTTGCGTTGCTCATCTGCATCGTTGGTGCCACCAGAGCTTGGCGTTTTTCCGGTGCAGAGTGTACCGGAAAAAAAGCGGGTGGACGGGATCGAACCGACGACATTCAGCTTGGGAAGCTGACGCTCTACCACTGA